CTTTCATAGGAGGTTTTCTTGTCATTCGCCCATGATTACCAACTACACAAGGAACTCTAATTTTTGTAAAGTGTGGTGCTAGATACATCAAAGCTTGTCCAATAATACTAGCTCCCCTACTCATTTGCTCCATACAGTTAGCCATATTAGACCTAGCTAACTCTTCGTGTATGTCTCCACTAATCATGTCACCTAACATTGGGATAACTAGTTCATCTACAGACACCACCTGTCTTCTATGCGAAGCGTGCTTTAGGATTTCATTGACCCAACCATACATACGTTTATTAAATATATCAAAGTTATATTCATTCAAGCCCCGCATTTGCTCTTTGAATACATGTTCTCCTATGTGGGTATCAGCTAAAGGGGCAACCATAATTTGACTTTTCTCTCCGAAAGGGTTTTTTTTAGTGTTTTTAGATTGCCTTAAGGGAACAGCTGGAAATGCTTTGGCAAACTCTTGTATGGCTTCAACAATAAGTTCTTGTTTAGTGTTGTCTTTTAAAGATTGTTGGTAAAGTTTTTTGTAAAGATTAGCTTCACTTTTATGTGTTGCGACTTTTTTATCGAGCTTTATTCGGTCAGATAAACTATCTTCCTGCGGTAAGTCCTCTTGATTGTCCGCCCAAACCTGTTTGTCGTACCATCTTTGAATGGTTGTTCGATGAACCTTCGTTCCGTACTCTTCTTCTATCCATTTTGCTAGATTGGTCCATGTCCAACCTAGTGCTCTCCTTCTTTTTATTTCTGAGTGAGCTATTTGTGGTATCATAATGCCTCCGCACTGTGACTACTAATATTTTACCGCAAGTAAAACACTGTAAGTCCTCATCTTCGTTTATATACATATGACCTCTACATTTAGAACATAGGTTATCATATAATGTTTGTGAGTTCAACATTTATTTAAACTCCCTTTCTTCTGTTTCCTCTTCTATTTCATCACTAACATAACTATCTCGGTCTTTTTCCCCACCCCGAGCTAGAGAATCAGCTTGATATCCACCCATCCAACCCTTTTGGTAATCAACACGGGCAATGTTATCATTCATTTCAGTAGAACTAGTTTGTTGTCTAAATTTTTTACCTTCTTGAAATTTTTTTTCGTCTTTCTCAAGAGCCTTAATAACAAAAGATGCAAGGTCTTTTATCATTTTACGTTCAGGAGAATTGTCAGTTACAAAATCAGCAAGTTTATCTATACCACTTTTTTTTCTTCGTTTTTTTGGTCTCCTTCGACTACCCCCACCATAAGTTGGAGAATATATACCAGAGTTGGTTGAAGTAAATACTGTACCTCCACCACTACCAAAAGAACCTGAAGTAGCAGCACCGCCACCACCTCCGTTTCCTCCACCACCATTCTCTTTAGATAAATCTAAAGCTTTCTGTAGTTCTGGGTGAAACTTAAATGTAACTTTTTTAGCATCTTTCTTTACAGACTCACCATCAACTAATACTTCAATAGGATACGCTTTCAATTTGTCATACCAATAAACAACATCATAGCCTCCATCATCTAAAAGTTTTACAAGTAAACCTCTATCATAATCTTTATCTTCCGCCTGAAGTACTTTTGTTTCACCTCTAGGCAGTTCTAAATCATTCTTAATTTGTTTTTGTAACTTACTCATCGTCTATATCAATTTTTGTTGGTTCTGTAGGCTTCCTATTACCAGTTTGTTTATATCTACTAAATCTAGTTGCATCACCAAAAATAGCTTTTTCAATTGTAGTAACACCACTTCCAGATAGCTGTGCTATATAATCTACATTGTTTTCTGAAAACCACATTTGTGATAAATCAGGTGTTATTTCTTTTATGACAGGAGCAGAAAAACCCTTTTCATTTAATGATTCTACCCAACCTTTTGATAAAGTTAGTTCATTTTTCTCTCTTGCTTCAGTATATTTATCAATGTCTCTTTCTTCGTCTGGGTGTTTGTCAGACCAATCAGGAGTCACTCCACCCGTTCTCCCTTTAAACTTTCTCTGTGAAGGTGGCTTATAAGCTTTTTGCATAGCTTGAATAGGTTCAGCACCCTCTTCTTCAGGAGCCACTGGACCTTCTTCAGCAGCCGCAGCTTGTTGTTCAGCCATAGCTTGCTGCTGTTGTTCTTCTTGTTCCATAGCTTTTCGAGTTTGCTCAATACCCAAAGCAGTTTGTTCTGCTTGCATTTGTGCTGTAGGTACAGGCTTACCACTAACAATAAAGTCAGCTTCCCAAAAAGGAACATCTTGTTCTTTTAGTTTTACATCAAAGCCTAATTGAGAAAATTGATTAGCAATAGATATTTTTTGTTGTGCAAAAGAAATTCTTGTGTTTTCAGCTTTTTCTTCTGGCTGTGGTAATTGTAAATCATAGTCAGTAATATTAAAAGCTTCTAAAATTCTAGGGAATACTTTTTCATGAATTAATCTTTGGTCGCCTTCAACCACACGACTCATAACTACTAGTTGTTGAGTTTGTGAAGACATACCCCCAAAAGCATCAGGGGCACCTTGCCAAGCTGGGGTAACACCCCACATAGCTGCCACACGTTCTCTAATCTCTTCCCGAACAGGTAAATAATCCATTTCCTGTAAAGTATGGAACAGCCTCACCATATCCACCCTACCTCTTTGGTTTCTTGCTGAGACTGCCACCATAGGAACATAGTTAGGGTCTAACCGAGTTTGAGCTGCAATATGCTCTCTTTCTCTTCTTAGACTCTCTGGGTCATCTGTAGTGACCATAATCATTGAAGCAGGCATTTTTCTTTCGTAAAAGAATCGGTATAAATTTTTATCCATACCAATCAAGGTTAGTGCCTTTTCAAAAATCGTAAGTATTGGAGACCATCCATATGTTTCGGATGGAGAAAACTTAGACAAATGAATAATTTCAGTGTCTGTAAAATATAAGTGTTGGCTTCTGTGATAATATTTGTACATTGCCGGAACTAGCTTAACATTACAATCTTCTCGTTCACAAGTACCGGATGCTTCTTGTACAAGCTCTCTATGAATCAAACATAAGAAATGAGCATTCTTAGGTAAGCCCGCAGAGTCTAAATCAAACTCTACAAGTGCTGGGTTTAGTCTTCTAATTTCTTGTAATCTAGAAGTAACGTTTCCATTTCCTTCGTCTTTATATTCTTTAGCCATATACAAAAAAGCATCATCTAAAGAATTTAAGTCCATATGAAATTGTCTAAGTACTTCTTCTAGACTTTGGTCAAACACATTACAGTCGTCTAACCAATTTTTTAGTTTAACTGTTTGTTCTTTATCAGCGTTTTCTTTTGTAGGTATTATTTCTATACCACGTCTAAAAACTTCACCTGTTATATGAGATAAGGGGCCTCTGATTTCTTCAACAGACATAACAACAGTCTGTAAATCTTGAACTAACTGTTGTCTGTACGCCATTTGGTGACGTACCCATGTATTTACAATTTGGTCTAACCCAACAGTAGGAGCACTACCTGTGTCCCCCGCAGATTTCATAACATCTAGTAAACTAATTTGTTTGTTTAAGTCCGCCATTTGTTGTTGCATTTGGGGAACTTGAGGCATATATTCGGATAGTTTCATTATTAATCCCTGCTTAGTTTAGTCATATCTTGCATGGATACTAATTTTAATATATTATCCATAGCTTTTTCCTTTAATTCAAACTCTTCGGAATGAGAAGCAACCTTTTCAATTTTAGTTTTCTCTTCCTTTAGTTCACTTAACTGGTCTTTTAATTTTTCTATCTCTTGGTTTTTATTATCAATTTCATCTTCTAATTCAGCAGTATCGGCATCCATAGAAATATTTACATTCTCTAATACACCTTGACTAGCTGCTTCTTTGATTAATGAAATAAATTGTCCCTCAGACAAAACAACTACAGCAGGACTATCGTCTGAAATATCATCATCAGCATTCATAGTTTTCAACTCTTCATGCCAAGTGTTCAGTATCCTCCAAGTCCCCGTATCATCTTTAGTGGCAACATATTGTTGACCTGAGTCGGAAAGCATATTTCCTATTACCATACTATTCTCCTAAAACTTCTCTATTTATATTATACTACTTTTTTCTGATTTATCTTCTACCTGTCAATTCTTGACGAAGTTGATTGTTTTCATGAACATACTTCTCTTGTAAATCAGTATACAAAAGAGTTAATTTATCTACTTTTTCTGATAATAAAACAATTTGTTCTTTCAAATCTTCTTGGCTATCTAAAATCGCAGATATGCCTTTCATCTCTTCCTGATGATTGTAATATGTATTATCAAAATTTTTCCGTTCTTCTTTATCCAATTTAACCTCCTATGAAATTAAACAGGCACTCCATCCACAAGACTTACAAGTTTCACAACCATCCGCAAACACTACATTTGGTGTAGCACAACATTTTATATCAACTGTTTTATCAATAGCATTTTCTTCTATTTCAAATCCAGTCAATGTTGGCTGCTCTGATTTGTCTGCATTACCTTTTACAAGGACCTCTTTTTCTCGACTACCCGCCCTATAGACAGTAATTCCCTTACATGCTTCTTTCCATGCTAACATATAAGCGTCTTCTACATCTTCTTTAGTAGCAGAGTTTGGGAAATTGATTGTTTTAGAGATACCCGAATCACAAGCTTTTTGAAATGCTGCTTGCATCAGAACATGGTCCTCTGGAGATATTTCCGGTGCTGTAGCATATACTGCTTTAGCCCAATCTGGAACTTCAGGTACAGTAGCCAGTGAACCGCCTTCTGCCAAATAATCCATTAAATCTTCTGAATAAAAACCATGCTTTCTAGCATCTTGTTCAAAATACTTGTTTACGTAGTTTAGTGTCTTACCTTCTAGTATGTTTTGTTTTTTCCAAGCCAATGCAAATGTAGGTTCAATACCACTAGATGTATCAGCTATCATTGATATAGTACCGGTTGGAGCAACTGTTAGTCTACAATGATTTCTGTAGACTTCTGTTTGTTTATCGTAATTACTATTTTCCCATGCAGGGAATGCTCCTCTAGATTTAGCTAATTGCTTAGACTCATCATCTGCCCATTCTCTAACAGATTTCATTATTTTACTTCCGGCATCTCTTGCAAGTTGTGACTCATAGGGTATTTGCATTTGTATTAATAAGTCAGCAAAACCCATAATACCCAAACCAATCTTTCGAGTTGCCTTTGTCATTTCTTCAATATCTGCGGTTGCATATTTATTAGCATCTATGACGTTATCTAAAAAGTGAACAGACTTTCTTGTTACCCACTCTAACCGATTCCAGTCTACCTTTTCGTCCCAACTATGAGAAGGACCATCAGCTTTTTGATAAAACTTAGCTAGGTTTATAGAACCTAAATTACAAGATTCATTACCTAACAATGGTTGTTCACCACAAGGGTTAGTAGCAATCATCTCTCCATATGTTTCAGTTACGTGGTTGTCTTTGTTTACTTGGTCTAAGAATATCATTCCGGGTTCACCATTTCTCCAAGCCCCGTAAACTATTTTGTCGAATACTTCTCGGGCATTAAGTGACCCAGCAACTTCATTGGTTTTAGGATTAATTAAATTATAATCCATGTTGCCTTCTACAGCTTTCATGAAATTAGAATCAACCCCTACAGAAATATTAAAGTTATGTATTTCACCCTCGACTTTTTTACATTCAATAAATTCTAATATATCAGGATGATAAATAGACATTACTGCCATGTTAGCACCATCCCTTTTTCCTCCTTGTGTAATCATAGATGACACCCTTGAAAGTGTCTTTAGTACTTCTATAGGACCACAAGCAATCCCATGAGTAGATTTAATTCTGTCCCCTTTAGGTCTTAATTTAGACAAAGCAAATCCTGTCCCACCGCCAAATTTTTGGACCATTGCTGCATCGTGTGCTGCTTTCATTATCCCCTCCATACTATCCTCTAAAGGCAATACAAAGCAGGCGGAAAGAGTTCCTTGTTCTGTACCAGCATTCATTAAAGTCGGAGAGTTAGGGACAAACTCTAAATTAGACATTATGTTATAAAATTCTTTCTCAGTTAATTGAGCATCTACAGGAAGTTTACCATACTGTATATCAATACTAGCAACAGCCGAAGCTACCCTAGAAAAAAGTTGAGACGAATTTTCAATTACATCTCCATCAGTATCCTTTAAATAATATCGGTGAGCTAAAATAACCTCTGCTTGGTCTGTGATTGTAGATTTATCTTCTGTGCGTGTTTCTATTTTATTTTCTAATATCATTTAATTTCTCCTGTAATAGTATTCTATTGTTGTCTAAAGTTGCAATACAAGCAAAGTCCTCTTTCCGGAACCCAAAAAGATGGGTTACAAACAGGGTCACCGCATTGCGGGTTTGGTGCAGAGCTAGCCCTTTCACTAGGGTTTACTGGTTGCATTTGTAATGGATTAACTTCGGAATCAGCACCCTTTCGTTCATTATCCATTTGCCTACGGCTCTCCGGGGTTTCCCCGGGACTAATTGCATTAAACCAGTCCGAAGCATTTCCTAAATCTACAAACTTATATGATGTATCATGTGCTGCCTGTAATGCCATTGCAATTGAAAAAAAAGCGTCCCCATGACCCATTGGAGTATCGGGAGCTTTCAATTCATTACTTACAGACAGAATCTGCTGCTTCTGTCTTTCATCTTTTATTAGTTTTAATATACCTGAATGAACAAAATTTTCAAAGACCGAAGCCATGGTATTTTTGCTTTTTTGTGAAAAATGCATAGGTCTCCATCTAGCGTCTAATCCACGGTCTTCTAATTCTCCTCTAGTGTTGTCTACATAACCCGAAGTCATATCAAAGTTGTCTGCCACTTCATTTAAATATTCTATCTGGTCAGAGTAACTCCAACCATCTAAAAAGGAAGAATGTATTTGCTCAATGTTTTCCCCACGCTTTTTAAATATTACTAAATGGGATGGGTGCTTTTTCTTTCCTACATCGTACCCACCAAAAACAAAATCTTCTGGCAATAAATCAGTATACTTTTTAGTAGCTGGTACAGAGCGTAAAAGGTCATCTTCACACTTTTCTATATCTTCAGCATCAAAATAAGACTCCGTAGCAAAATGCGGAATCAACATAAACTCCGAAGCAAAAGACTTAGGTCTAGCTTTTTGTTGTGCTAACAAGTACTTCTCACTCATTATTTCTGGAGCCAATACTCTTCTACCGGGCACTGGGTCTAGTGCTGGTAATACTCTAGCTTTGAATCGTTCATCATCTTGTAACTTAGCCAATATATCATTTGGCATCATAGGTGTCCCCACAACAATAACAGGAGCTTCTTTCAATGGTATGAACATAGACTCTGTCATAAAGTGGTCTTCTACCTTAGTTATTTGTCCCATGTTCAATGGGTTCTCTGGGTCTCTTAATACGTCATCAGCAACTAAAGCACCATTGACGTGCATACCTCGTTTGAAAGAAAACAAACCCCCATGCATAATTTCCATAGGTTTATTGTTCTTATAAAATCTAGCTGAGAAGTCAGCCTTCGGATTTCTATTAATCAACAGTTCCGGAATAATAGGGTTCCTTGCAATAGTTTTATTTATCTCAGCAATATGATATTTCGCCATACCATCACTATATGATAAGTAAAGTATGGACATATCTCTAGGAGCTTTCAACAATCTCCAAACACTAAAAGCATGCCCTAAAATAGTTGATTTAAAATGTCCTCTGGGTAATACCCCAACATAATTCAAACCTGTTTCTAAACATTCTTCAATATCTTCGGCAAGTAAACTTACATGCCAAGCTTTAAAATACTCTGGATTGTCATATGATTGAGCCCATATATTTTCAATAAACTCTCTAAAGCTTCCAACTTCATATCGTTTTTGTTCTAATAAACCATCGGAAAGCATATCAAACGCCCCACCGACACTAATAATGTCTTTAGCCATTTCTATATGTCCCTATGTTTTTGCTCGATAGTTTTAAGTTTTACACCAATTCTCTGTAGAGTGTCTTGGTCTGATATTTCCTCGATTAAAACAGTCATTATATCTTGAACAAACTCTAGGTTTATCATACCTTGAAGTACTTCTCTTTGTCCTTTTATACCTATGTCGGCAGCCCTAGCTGCATCTAAAGCCCTATCATAATGCAATTCACTCATTTCTCTAACAGCTTTATTAGCCATTTCTGTATAGCCATCTAACTGTTCGGCTTGTAACCTAGTAAATCTTTGACCTTCTGATTCTGCTAGCTTTGTTTGTGTGTCTGCTATTGCAACAGCTTTTTGTTCACTCCATCTGTCTTTTTTAGCCCACATATAAATAGTAGGCGGAGCAACTTTGTGTTCTTCAGTAGAAACTTCTTCAGCTATTTCTTTAGCTGTTTTGTCCCCTCGAAGAAAAAGTTCCATTGCTTTTAGTTTTATTTCATCTGGTATATGTTTAGGCATAATTAGTCTTTAAGATTGTCATATATACTGTTGTCATCCATCATTCCATACCCAGAATCAGATACATGTTGGGAATCTATGTTACCCCCTAATGGACTTCCATCTGAATTTAGGAATTGAGAAAAATCCCAGTATCCTGTTTTATCTGTGTGAGCTGTATAACAACTTGGAAATTTTATTTTTGAACCATGCGGTAATTTTATAGCATCGTATTGCATACCTATCTCTCCCCTAGTACATATCCCAGCCCATATATGTTCTTGTTCTGCAATAGGTGTATAATTAGTTCTTTTCAATAAAGTACCTGTAGTTCTTTGTAAATCTTTTACTTGTTGATTACTTCCACAGTCTGTAAATTTACACCAAACAACAGTACCATATTTCTTTTTTACATCTTCTATAGTAGGAAGCTTCTTAGGAAACTTATCTTTATATTCCCTCTTAGGTCCTTCCTTCTTTCCGGGAAAGAACATTTGAAAACCTCTAACTACCTTGGTTAATCCACCGGCTAAACTCATACTAGAACCTCCTCTTGTTCCATAATGCTAGACATGCTGCGTCTGCATAATCTTGTTCGGGGAATTTGTCTCCCCACTTTTCTGTTGCATATTTCATTATATCTTCTTTCTTGGCGTTTCCTTTTCCTACAGTTGCTTTTTTCCATGTGCCATGCGGAACAAACGAAGTATCAATATCTGAATCAATTAAGAAAGCCCAAACAGCCCCAACTACTCGAGAAAGTTTGGTGTAATTATTAGAACGCCCCAACATAACTGGAGCAGCATCTTCTAAAGCTGCATACTTTATATCAATATCTTCAAGACCGATTTTAAAATTATTAATTAATTCTGGAAACCTGTCTGTATATTCCGCTTTTCTATCACATTCCCATTTATACATTTCTGTAATTTCTTCCTTATCATTTATAATTACAGCATGGATAGCAAATGAGGATGTGTCTAATCCCATAAATTCCATACTATATTATACTAAAAATTAAATACTTTCTGCCCGTTTAGTTCGTAAAGTTACAACCCTACTAACTGTTTGATAGGCAGTTGTATAAGTATTTAACAACCCTTGAAACCTTTTTAGCTCAACGGTTTGGTCAATTATATCTTTTTTCTGTTCCCTTAATTCATCAAATCGAGTCATTACTTCACCTCTTAACTCTTCTCTAGTAGGCTTTTTAGTCCCTGACTCTTCATATTCTTTAGCTACTTGATGTAAAGCTGTATTATATCCTTCATTAAAAGCCGCTTCTAAAGCCCCAACCACAGATTCTATATCTGCCAGTTTAGTTTCCAAAGATGCTTTGTATCCACCATAAATAACTAAAAACTTTTCTAACTCATTATCAGGATAACTTGCCAGCTCCCCGAATAATAAATCATGTTCTTTCGGTAAATTTGGGTCAAAAATAGGTATACCAAAAGATTCTACACTTTTTTTAGCTCTTGAAATAGCTTTTATAGGAGTCCAAGGGGTTTCTCTTTGTTGCATTATCCAGCCCCAACCTTTCTACAAGCACACCACGAATTACCAGTACAATCAGTAGGTCTCGCTAACATATCTTGAATTTTAAAACATCTGTTTAAAATCTCATTCCATTTTTCAATATCTCTTTCAATTACAAATGTTTTTATTTTCTGGTCATTTTTATTTTCATAAAAAACAGTTCCTTGATTATAGTCCCCAATATTTAAATAGATTTGCAATTGTATTTCGTGTTCTGGTTTTGGGGCTTTTAGTTTATAAAACCCTGAAGTATTTATAGATTTTAATTCTATAGGATGTTCTCCATAATTATAGTGTTGAATCAAAAAGTCAATCCTACCTGAAATAGGTGGAATATCTTGTTTTACAGCAACTTCTCGGTCAATCAATAAATTCATTTCTTCTAACCATCTGTCTACTCGGTCTTCTAAGAAGCTACCATTTTGAAATATTCTTTGTAAGTTAGGAGACAAAGTCTGACTAACCATTTTGCCGTTATAGCACAACCACAAGTATCTATCACAAGGGTTTCCTAATGCAGATGGATAAAAAACACCTTCTCTAGGAGCGTCCATTACGCCTTCTAAGTGCTCATCTATTTGATTTATCAACCAAGTATCTTCAGTAAATAAACTTTTTTTTACTTTCTTTTTTACGGGTCTAATTTGGTTAATTCCTGCCATAATGATTCCCTTATTTTTTCTAACGTAGTTTCTTTTATATGTATAATATACTCAATATCTTCAAGAGATAGTAAGTCTTTGTCCCTCTTTCTGTCCCTTTTTGATAGATGTCCATACACCCCATCTGCTTCAACAGCCATTTTTATTTCCGGTATATAAAAATCTATTATGTAAGGATGATAATATGCTTGTTGTTCGTAACGTAAACCAAACTCGTCTAAACATCTAGCAATTATCTGCTCTTGCTCTGTATAGTCTCTAGGAGGTAAGTTCATCTTTCAATTTTGTAAATAACTTATCATCCTCTATAAACTTTTCTTTTATCCCATTTAACCCCATAGCTTTAATATCACCATAAGTATACCAAGCCCCAGCTTGAGTAATTAGTTTCTGGTCAATTGCATCTCTAATATAACTTTCAAGAACATCAATACCACCAGCTACTCTAAATGGTACAATAGCAGAAGACCAATTCTCACCGCCAGTTTTTGTTTTTCGTAATCTAATACTCATATCAAAACCAACATTCTGGTCGTTCTCTTTTATCCAACCTTTTCTTTGTACTTGTAGAATAGAATGGGCAAAATATGCTTGCCCTTGCCCTGCAGGCATATTGTCTAATGCTACAGGCCCCATACTAGCACGTACTTGGTTTATAGCTACAAATGCTGAACCATGTTGCAAATATGGAAAAAGTTTTGGGAAGGAACTATTTACAAATCTTGCTTGCCAAGCCATAGGGCTATGAGCAAAATCTCCTTTAGCAACTTCTTCTGAAATTGCGGATGGGATTAAACCAGCAATACTATCAAGCACAATAACTTCAAACCCTTCTACCATTGCCTCTCTAACATGCTCTAAAGCTTCTTCACCAGTAGTAGGCTGAGAAACTAATATCTTAGCATTATCTACTCCACATCTTTCCATCCAGTCTTTATCGTAAGATAATTCAGTATCTACCCACACAGCTTTACCACCCATTTTTTGAGCATTAGCTACTATTTGAGATGCTAAATAAGACTTCCCTACATTTGTTGGACCATATATAAGAGTCATTTTTTTGAATGGGATACCCCCACCAGTAAGCTTATCTAAAGCCGGAATATCAAAAGGTATTCTATTATTGATAAATGTATCACTATCCCCTCTAATAAACTTCAAAGATTTCTTTTTTAACAGTTTTTCTATTGCTTCTTCAGCACTATTTTCCATTCTTCATTCTCCTTCTTATTGCTTCAGCCCATGCAAAATAAGTAGCACAGGTCTGAACAATTTCAATAAATAATTTGGTATCACTATAACCAAAAATTTCTTCGGTTACCTTACCATGTTTTTGTGTCAATAATAGATTCCACCAAGAATCATCATGGTTTTGTTCGCCAAAAGATGCGTCTTGGCGTTCACGTTCAGCTAAAACAGCTTCAAGGACAAGGGCTCTTTCAGAGGAATTATTCACCGTCATCTAACATATCCTCTATTTGAGCATCTACCTTTCCTTTTATAAATTCCCACACAACATCAGCTACTTTTTTAGAATCTTCTAACTGTGGTTCTATTGGAATTTCTGTATCTATTTGGTCTACAGTCAAATCTACTCTACCATATTGATTTTGGTCTAGTGGACCTACTCTAAATGTAAACCCTAAATGGGCACTAACTTTTGGCATCATCTTCTCCTTTGTCATTAAAATGCAATAGTAACATTGCATAGTGTATTATTTTTAGTATATCTTTTCTGGGGGTTCCTTTTTTATCATATCTTGAAGCGTACTTTAGAATGTTTCCTCGACAGAAAGCTTTAGCATCACCACAGGCTTCTATAAAGTCTAAGGTCTGTACCTCACCCTCACTGTAGTGCTGGTCGTATGTATTGTTTACATACTCAGCTATTTCTTTTATTATTGCTTCTTCGTTGTACTTACTCATCGTATGTATATTCTATCAGTTTTTTAGTTCCAGTCAATCAGGT